CATTAAACACGATAGAGATGATAACTTTACATACGCAGGAATGGAACAATTCCGTGGTAAATATTTAGTCCAAGATAGAAGGACGAAACAAATATATGAAACACCTCAAGTTTTATATATGATGATAGCTGCTACTTTATTTAGCAGTTATAAAGACGAAAGAATGAAATATGTAAAGGAGTATTATGATGCGATTTCTCAATTCTATATCTCGCTACCTACGCCAATTATGGCAGGAGTTCGAACTCCTACTCGCCAATTTTCGTCGTGCGTACTTATTGAATCCGGAGATTCTCTTGATTCCATTAATGCTACTGCTACTAGTATTGTACGTTATATAAGTAAGAAAGCTGGAATTGGCATTGGCGCCGGAAGTATACGGGCAATAGGGGCAAAGATTGGTGATGGCTCTGTAGTACATACAGGGCTTATCCCATTTCTTAAATATTTTCAATCAGCTGTCAAATCATGTTCTCAAGGTGGTGTAAGAGGTGGAGCTGCTACAGTATATCTACCAGTATGGCACTATGAGTTTGAGGATTTAGTAGTATTAAAGAACAATAAAGGAACTGAAGAAACAAGAGTAAGGCACATGGATTATGCCTTTCAATTCAATAAGTTGATGTATGAAAGATTATTGGAAGGTGGTAATATAACTTTCTTTGACCCTAATGATGTACCAGGTTTATATGATGCATTTTTCTCTGACCAAGATTTATTTCAAGAGTTATATGAAAAATATGAAAGGGCGCATAGTATAAGAAAGAAAAGTTTACCAGCAATTGATGTCTTTCAAATGTTCCTAACAGAAAGAAAAGATACAGGTAGAATATATCTTATGAATGTTGACCATGCTAATGAACATGGTGCATTTGATGAGAAGAAAGCTCCAATAAGAATGAGTAATTTATGTTGTGAGATTGATTTACCTACAGAGCCTTTAGAATCATACGACGATCATACTGGAGAAATATCTCTATGTACTCTATCAGCAATCAATTGGGGTTTAATAAATGAACCTCATGAGTTTGAAAAATACTGTAATCTATCAGTTAGAGCTTTAGATGAGTTATTAGATTATCAATCATATCCAATAGCAGCCGCTGAAAAAGGTACTATGAATAGAAGACCTTTAGGAATTGGTATAATTAATTTAGCTTATTTCTTAGCAAAAAGAGATTTAAAATATGATGAATCAGCTTATAAAATAGTAGATGAATACGCTGAAGCATGGAGTTATTATCTAATTAAAGCATCAGCTGATTTAGCTATAGAAAAAGGTGCATGTATTAAAAATAATCAGACAAAATATGCCCGTGGAAAACTTCCAAATGATACATATAAAAGAGCGATAAATAATTTAATAAAGCATGAGGAACGATTACCCTGGCCAGAGTTAAGAAAACAACTCATAGAAAGTGGAATTAGAAACTCAACTTTAATGGCATTAATGCCGGCTGAAACATCCGCTCAAATTAGTAATAGTACTAATGGTATTGAACCTCCAAGAGCTTTAGTATCATACAAACAATCAAAGGATGGTGTAATGGCACAGGTCGTACCTGGCTTTTACCACTTGAAAAATAAGTACGATTTACTATGGGACCAAACATCACCACAAGGCTATTTAGCTATTTGTGGTATATTACAAAAATATATTGACCAAGGGATATCAGTAAATACATCGTATAATCCTGAACATTATGACGATAATAAAATTCCTATGTCAGAAATGATTACAGATTTAGTGACAGCATATAAGTTTGGTTTAAAACAATTATATTATTTTAACACTTTTGATGGTGCTGGAGAATTAGAAGACGAACCAGTAAATATAGAAAATAATCTACAGGAGATAGATGAAGATGACTGCGAATCCTGCGTTATATAGAAACGATAAACAATGGCAAGAAACTTCAGATGGCTGGGTTAAGACTATGCATGAATCAAGAGAAAGAAAAGAAAAAGCAAAACAAGAATGTAATCACCCAATAGAAGAATGGTGTAATAACTGTAAATATACTATTGATGGTGAAGAACTAGAAGTATAATGGCAATATTAAAGAAAAATAAAAAATCACATTTAAAAAAGAAAATGTTTTTTGACGAAGGTGTTGACATCGCAAGATACGATCAAGTCAAATATCCTCAAATCGAAAAAATAACAGAAAAACAATTAGGATTCTTTTGGAGACCAGAAGAAGTAGATGTGTCTAAAGACAAAAAGGATTTCCATGACCTATCGAAACACGAACAACATATATTTACATCTAATCTCAAAAGGCAAATACTTCTGGACTCTGTTCAGGGCAGGGCCCCAAATCTTGCTTTCCTTCCTATATGTTCGCTACCCGAGATGGAGAACTGGATTGAAACATGGTCGTTTTTTGAAACAATACATTCTCGTTCTTACACTCATATTATTAGGAATGTATACCCTGACCCAAGTTTTGTGTTTGATAAAATGTTAGATATAAGAGAGATTATAGAATGCGGAAATGATATTGCAGCTTATTACGATGAATTGATAAATAAGCCAAGTAAAAAATCATTATGGATGTGTATGATGTCAGCGAATGCCCTAGAAGGTATTCGATTTTATGTATCCTTCGCCTGCAGTTGGGCATTCGCTGAGCTTAAAAAAATGGAAGGCAACGCAAAGATAATTAAATTTATTGCCAGAGATGAGAATACACATTTAGCTGGTACAACAACTCTACTCAAACTTATGAGAAGAGAAGATAAAGAGATGGATAAGATTGCAAAAGAATGTGAACAGGAATCGACTGATTTATTTGTAAAAGTTATTGAACAAGAAAAAGAATGGGCTGAGTATTTATTTAGGAATGGCTCTATGATTGGATTAAATGAAACAATATTAAAAGATTATGTGGAATGGATAGGTGCAAAAAGAATGAGAGCTGTTGGACTCGTTCCTCCATATAAAGTTCCTTTGGCTAATCCATTACCTTGGACAGAGAAATGGATTGCTGGTGGAAATGTACAAGTTGCTCCACAAGAAACTGAGATTAGTTCTTATGTAGTTGGTGGAGTCAAAAAAGATGTTGATGATAATACATTAAAAGGATTAAGTTTATGAGCACAGATGCATGGAAAAGACCGAGTGCTGTGGATGACGCAGCAAACGTGATGAGTAGATATGAGCAACAATTAGAACTACAATTGAACAAAACTGTAGAAGCTACTCCAGATGAATTTCTAGAGTGGCAAGAAAAGGAATTAAATTGGTGGGCTGAAAAACAATTACCAATAGTTGCTTTTATGGCAGTTGTCCAGTTAGTTATGTTTGGTGGTATGTTGTTAACAATGATTTTAATAGGAGAAGGATTTAAATGAAAAGTATGATGTTAATGATTTCGCTTATGGGCGGAGTAGAAGAAGTTGATAATGGACAAGATGTTCATTATAATATGCAAAACGTTGGCGTAAGTTATAAAGGCGCAACGTTAGTAAGGTCTTCATTTGATTATGATGGCAATAGGAGTTATGAAACTATGATTGGTTTTTCATCAAATCATGTCTCAGTTGTAGGTAATAAAGATATGAAAATGATGAACTTAAACTATCCATTTTTATATGATAAAATTAATCTACATTTGGACGCAATGCAAATGGAAGATATGTTAGACTCATTATCAGTGGGTGTAGGTTTTATAATTAACGATAAACTAGAGTTAAAATTTAACGTAGGTGGAAGAAAATTTGAAATGTTCGAAAACGAAAACTATGGTAAAATTGATTCTGAGTTTGCAAACATGCAATTATTAGTAAAATTTTAGGAGAAAAAAATGAGAGAATTAGGAATGGCATTAAGCGCGGCTTTTATAATAGGAGGATTTTTTTCTCTATACATATATCCAAATCTAGAGTATACAAATTATCCAAGAAACAGTTCATGTACTGGAGAATGTTATGAAGAGTATGTACGAGTTCATGGTACGCTTACTGAACAAATTGCGAAACAAGCAGAAGTTGCAGCGGCAGACCCGTTCTCGTCAATAAGAGGATTATGGGCAGGTTGCGCAGCATGTCATGGTCAAGAAGGTCAAGGTATGGGTGCTTTTCCAGCTCTAGCTGGTCAAAATGCTGAGTATATCAGTCAAAGATTATACGCATATCAAAATAGAGAAACAATAGGGAATATGAGCTCGACAATGTGGGCACAAGCAGGAATGCTTTCAGATAGTGATATAAATACATTAAGTGAGTTTATAGAGGAGACTATGAAATGATAATTGAAATATTTGGAAAAGATTTTTGTCCATATTGTGATAAGGCTGTAAGAGTAGCTCAGCAATATATTCAGGAAACTGAACATACTTATACTTATCAAAAGTTAGACAGAGATTTTACTAGAGAAGAATTGTTTAATCAATTCCCTGGTGCTAGAACATTTCCTCAAATTAGAATTGATGGAGATATTATTGGTGGATATACCGAGTTCGAAGCCTGGGTCTTGAATAGATGAAACTTGAATGCGAACACTGTTATAACACATTCGTAATACGTCCCGAAGATAGAGATGTAAAAATACATTTTTGTCCACATTGCGGTGAACCCACTCACGATGATGATGACGATGATAATGAGTTAGGGTTTAAGTATTATGAAAATTAATCCATGGTTATATGAAGGCAGACCATACGAACCACCTGAAGATTTTAGTTCAGATGATTATTATGGATTTGTGTACTGTATAACTAATAGAGCTAATGGCAAAAAGTACATTGGTAAAAAATTCTTTTGGAATAAGAAAACACTTCCTAAAACAAAAACCAGAAAAAGAAGAGTAAGAATGTTAGTCGAGTCTGACTGGCGTGAATACTTTGGTTCCAATAGAATATTAAAAGAGGAAGTGGAAACAAGTGGTAAAGATATCTATCACAGAGAGATACTTTACTTGTGTAAAACAAAAGGTGAATGTGCATACTTAGAAGCAAAAGAACAATTTGACAGAGATGTGCTTTTATCTGATAATTATTATAATGGAATAATTAATTGTAGAATCGGATCACCTAGTGTAAAAAGTTTAAAAAAACAGTTTACAAATGACTAGAATTGTGATATAATATACATACTATGGAAAAATATAATATATTTCAAAAATTAATTGTGTGGGTAGTTGACTGTTGGCGTTTAGTAATGGATGCACGTTTTAACCCTCTCAAATATATACCCGACCCATCCCTTCAAGCATACTTTACTTTAGTACTCTTCGTAATGTGGAGTTGTTATTTTGGTTTAGTTGCTACAGTGTATATGGGATTTGATTACGATGTAATTACATCTATTGTAATTCATATGTTCGTCATAATACCACTTATATTTACAAATTTACTTTTCAAAGAAGCTGAAAAGAATGGTAAGAATTGGATATCTAATTATAGAACTGACCAAGAAAGAAAACGTTGGTGGGATAAAGTTAGAAGACCTAATTACGAAAAAAGAATTAAGTGGGATATTGACAAGGAAGCGTAATGGGTAAAATAATAAAATTTCCTACTCCACATGAGAGGAAAATGAAAGATGCTGCTGAAAAACTGCAAGAATCAGAAGATGCTGTATATGCAGCAAGTAGTGAATGTGCTGAAATGTCTCAAGAGTTTTTGAGTAATTTAGAGCATTTATTACAAGATGGTATAATATCCGATTGGGATATTTTTAAACAAATGGAATTTAGAGATGAACAATATCCAGAATCAAGAGATGTTTATGTTCTTATTAATATGTTTAACGCAATGTTAAATAGACATATTGGAATTCCACATGAATTACATAAAGAGTTTGATAGATTGTTTATTAAAATAAAGAAAACAGCTGAACAACACAAAGAGATAAGAGAAAAGTTAGAAGACTTTGAAGTATTTTTTGACCCAGATTTTTTACCAGGAGACGATGACGATGACAGTTGAATGGTTTGCTTTAACAATGTTTGCATGGATAGGCATACCTGTTCTGTTTATAATTATCGGAGATTTATATGATATTACTTGATTTTAACCAAATAGCTTTATCTAATATATTCATT